CAGCGACCTGCAAGAGGGCTGATTAATGCCGTCTCCATCTCAATCGACTCAGAAAGCCATGCGCCAGTGATCTGAAGCGACAGGAGCCGGCGTTGGTCCTCTGGCGTGTCGAGGGGTATCAGAAGCCATTCCGAACGTACATCGCCAATGCGGATATACACGGTGCTTTCGGACACCCTATAATCAGCAATGCCAGCCAGCCATGACGTAATATCCTTCAGGACGGTATCCTTTAATTGCTTAAGAGTTGAGCGGACAATAGCGAACCGGGTGTAGCGCAGGCCGTCAGGGGCTTTCTGCTGTTCACACGCGCGCCTGAATAGCTCAAACAGGCATCCGGTTGTTTTGCCAGAGCCGACAGGCCCGGCAATGATACGAAAAAACGCTTCAGACTTCATGAAGCGAGCGACCGTTGGCGGTGCAGTGTAGTTGATCGTTGTCATCAGTGCATACTCTCAAGGGATGAAATCAGTTCGATGGTGTACCACATCTTCTCCTTGTCCGGCCCGGCTACGACGACCACGGCGTCTTCGAAGTCGCAGTCGTCGCCGTTGATGTCGATCATATCGGTCACCGGAAGAACCTCGCCAGTGGGAACGACGGCATACACCTTGCCGTTGCGGCGGTATACGTCGATCACAACACCTCTCCCTCGATTACCTTCTGGGTAACCATGGGCTTGTCGATGGTGAGTTTCTGGTCCGCGCCCATGTTGATCGTCACCATGAAACGCTCGCCCGCCGCCTGTTCTGCCTTGCTGGCGTCCACGCCCGCGATCTTGGCGAGTGTCTTCAAAAGCTCGACCTTGGCAGACAGTGGTTCCTTGCTGTCATGCATTCGAGCGTAAAACTCCTCCAGCGACATCTCGATCATCGCTTGAGATTTGAGCTTTACCCGCTCCGACGTGTTTAGCGCCGACGCCCAGTTGGCAATTTCCTGTGACAGGACATGCTTAAAGAACTGCGAGTTCTTTATGATCTCGAACTGCTCCGGCGTAATACTTAGCTCTTTCAGCACATCGGGCAGTTGTTTCATGTCCATTGCTATCTCGCGAGCGAGAGCAACTAGTTTCATCTCCATTGAATACTTGGTTGCGTCAGTCGTTGGGAGCATTGACCCCTCCTAAACGTTACGGCTGTTGCCGGATCACCCATTCATAGTGTAAAGATATGCCTCAGGTCGAGCATTTCTACACCGGAGATATTGGACGATGGCAGGCATCAGCCAGCAGGGCGGGACGCTCCGTGTGGTTTCCAATGCGGAGATGGACCGGCAGCAGAAGGAGAAAGCTGCGTCCAAGCAAGTTACCCAAGAGGTAGAAATGGACGAACTGGCCCGGCACATTCGTGGCCAGTACGACATGATGAAGATGCATCGCGACAGCGGCAATTCCGGCTGGTCGCAGCGCCTGCTCAGCGCCATGCGTGTCTTCAACGGCGAGTATGAGCCGAGCAAGCTGGTCGATATCAGGAAGTTCGGCGGTTCCGAGATCTACGCCCGCCTCGTGGCGATGAAGTGCCGTGGCGCGCACGCCCTGCTGCGGGACGTGTACCTGTCACCGGAGAAGCCATGGGCGCTGGCCCCGCCCGCCGACCCTGACATACCGCAGGAGATCATGGACGGCATCTCGTCTCTTGTGGCGGCTGAGATGCGGTCGATGGTGCAGGATGGTGCCCAGCCCGACATCAACGCCATCCGTGACCGTACGTCGCAGTTGCTCAACGCAGCCCGCGTCGCGGCGGTCAAGAAGGCCAAGGAACGGGCGAAGCTGGCCGAGTCCAAGATGGAGGAGATCCTTGACGAGGGGGGCTTCTACAAGGCGCTCGCCGAGTTCCTTGTGGATCTGCCGCTGTTCCCCTTCGCCTGCATCAAGGGACCAACAGTCCGCATGGTGCCCACGGTCGTGTGGGAGGGCAACGTCCCCAGCACCGAGCAGCGCCCGAGGCTGTTCTGGCAGCGTGTGAGCCCGTTCGACATCTGGTGGACGCCGGGCGTCAGCGACATTGCGCAAGCGTCGATCATCGAGCGCCAGCGCCTCACGCGCGCCGACCTGAACGACCTACTCGACCTTCCCGGCTACAAGCACGACGCCATCCGCCAGATCCTCAAGGACTACGGGCAGGGCGGCATCACGGACGACTGGGACAGCACCGACAGCACGCGCGCCGTGCAGGAGAACCGCGAGAACCCGACGATCAACCGGTCGGGCCTCATCACGTGCCTTGAGTTTCATGGCAACGTGCAGGGCTCCATGCTGCTTGACTGGGGCATGGACCCCGCCGAGGTGCCGGACCCCGACCGTGACTACTTCGTGGAAGCGTGGCTCATCGGGCGATGGGTGATCAAGGTCCAGATGAGCCCGAGCCCGCGCAAACGTCACCCGTACGCGATCACGTCGTTCGAGAAGGTGCCGGGCACCCCGGTCGGCAACGGACTGCCGGACATTCTCGGCGACATTCAGGACGTGGCGAACGCAACCCTGCGTGCGCTGGTCAATAACATGTCTATCGCGTCCGGCCCTCAGGTGGTCGTCAACTACGAACGATTGCACCCCAACGAAGATGGGCAGCAGATGTTCCCATGGAAACGCTGGTTTGTGTCCAGCGATCCCATGGGGAATACGCAGCAGCTTCCGATCAGCTTCTTCCAGCCCAACTCCAATGCTCAGGAGTTGCTTGGCGTCTACAAGGAGTTCTGCAACATCGCGGATGAAATCTCCGCGATCCCGAAATACCTGTCCGGCGAAGGAGCGTCTGGGGGCGCGGGCCGCACTGCGGCGGGACTTGCAATGCTCATGGGCAATGCATCAAAGATCCTTCAGACTGTGGCAGGGAATGTGGACCGCGACGTGATGGAAGTCATGCTTCAGTCGCTCCTCGACATGGTGATGCTGACCGACAGGTCGGGGTTGCTTACTGGTCAGGAGACGTTGAAGGTGATGGGCGTCAACGTCGCGGTCCAGAAGGAGACGCAGCGCGCCCGCCAGTTGGAGTTCCTTCAGGTTACGGCCAATCCTATCGACATGCAGATCATGGGTGTGCCGGGCCGTGCGGCGGTTCTGCGCTCCGTCTCGCAGACAATCGGCCTCGACGGGGAACAGGTGGTCCCTCCCGCCGAGCAGCTTGAGCAGATGATGAAGCAGATGGGCATGGGGGGAGCGCCGGGTCAGGGTGCTCCGGGGGGTACGCCGGGCGATCCGGGTGACCCCGCACTTGCCAATGCAGGAGCGGAGGCGCAAGGTGGGCAGGCAGGGGGCGAGGATACACGCCCGACAAACGATATGGGGCCGAGGGTCCGTCTGGGTGGAGGAGTCGGTTAATGGTGAAAAATGGTGGCACCTTGCGAACCAACTTCAGCACGCGGGGCATATCGTCGCGCCCGGTGCCGACGCCGTACGTGCGGCGCACGGATCGCATCTTTCCGACGCCGGCAACCAAGCAGGTCAAGCCGGCCAGCGTCCCCGAGCAGAAAATTCCTGATCCCCCGAAGCTGGACGTGGGCAAGCCCACCAAGGCGGCACGGGTTCCAGCGTTGAAGCTGGCCGGCGCGAAGATGAACATGAAAGGGTTCAAGTGATGGCATTCGACAGTAAGTACTACCGTTCGCGCAAGGGCGCACTTCCATCAGATTATCCGAAGAAAGATCCGATTAACGACACATGGCGCAGCATCAAAGGGAATCCTGATGGAAGTTCTGACATTGACACGGGTACCGATATTCAGACGCGGACCCGTGTCAATGATCCGGGCACTACGACTCGCATCCGTGGGTATCAGAACGGCGGGCCAGTCAAGGGTCCGAAGAAAGTCGGGCAGTACGTCAAAGCGTATCAGGACGGTGGTCCTGTGAAGGGCCGCGCCGGGCAGTATGTGGCTGGTGAAACAAAGGGTGACAGATTGGCGACCGCCAGCAGGGCACAACTTCGCGCTTATGACGAGGCTGCGCTCAGCGCAAGAACGGATGGCAAGAAATTCGAAAAGGATCTTGAGTCCGTGAAGCGCCTCGGCAAAGCTTGGGCACGCGAGGCCGGTGTCGGAGAAGACTGACGGCCAACGACGGAAATGCTGAGTATCTTACCCAGCAGGTAACGCAGGAGCGGTACATGGCGAAGAAGGGTCTTCCCCCCTTCATGAAGAAGGGGATGAAGGAAGGGTCCAAGGCCGAAACGGCGGCGGACAAGAAGATGGGCGTGAAGTTCCCGCCCAAGGGCAAAATGCCGGCCTTCAAGAAGGGCGGCGCGGTGAAGAAGGGATGCTGACGTGAAGAACACGAAGGTGATCAAGACCGGCAAGATGGCTCCTGCCCGTGGTGGTTCGACCCACATGTCGGGCAAGAATTCTGCTGGCGCACAGACCCCCGGCCAGACGACGGCTGGCGGCGCGAAGAAGGCGGCTCCATTCACGTCGGCGGCGAAGGCAGGCCCGAGCGGGAAGGTCGGCAAGCAGATGCCGTCCAAGCCGTCTCGCGCCGGCACGCTTGTTCAGAAATGATGAGCAAGCCCAGCCGCTCCCGTAACCCCGGCAAGCAGATCGCTCAAGAGATGCTGCCCAGCCGGGGTGATATGACCAAGATCGTCGGTGATCCCGGCTATCGAACCCTTGGCATGTACGCCAAGGTTGACCCTGCCAACGCTTCCGGCGTAAAGCAGGGACGTACGAAGATCACGAGGTTCTGATGTCCTACTCTCGCGAGACGTTGCAGGCGATTGTGGAACTGGAAGGGGCAGCCCCTGCCCAGTTCAAAGCGTTCATGGACGCCATGCGGGTAGAGGCACAGAAGGCTTGCGATGCCTGTATCAGGTCACCGCTCGAACTGTTGCAGGTAAATCAGGGGCGGGCGCAGTCGCTCTCGACCTTCATCGAGCATATCAGCAACGCAAGAACACAAGTCGGCAAGCTGAAAGGAAATTGAAATGGTTGCTCCTGTACGCAAGGTAAACGACGGTTCCGATATCTTCGGCGTCGTGGACGCTCTCACTCGCGATATGAACCTCGCAGCGTTCGAGCGCGTGAACATCTCCAACGCTGCGGGGCAGAGCATCACTGCCGCTCAGATCCTCGCGGGGTACATCGAGCGTGACGGCGCGACTGGCGTGTCCGACGCGCTGCCCACGGCGGCGGCATTCCTTGCCCTCGTTCCGGGTATGGAGGTGAACGACTGCCGGCTGCTCGTCATCAGGAACGCCAACACCGGCACCCTGACGCTGACCGCCGGTACCGGCTTCACCATCGTCGGTACGGCTACCATCGCCACGGTGACGACGGCGATCTACATGCTGCGCAAGACGTCTTCTACGGCGGTCACCATCACCCGCCTCATCGCGGCGGCGTACTAACCAACAGGGGGGCGGTCCGGCCCCCCTTCACCATTCAAGGAGATCGAGATGGCAACTAACCTCGCCAAGCGTGACGAAAACGTTCGTATCCCCCCGGCAGTCCGCGCGGCAGCCGCCCGATCTGAGGCGCTTATCAGGGGTGACCAGCAGCCGGCACAGGAGCCGGCACAGGAGCCGGCACAGGAGCCCGCGCAGGAGCCGGCACCGCAGCTTCAGGTGCAGAGCCCTCAGGACGGCCAGCCGCCTCTGTCCGCTACCCCTGTACAGGATACCACGTCCGAGGGCGTCCAGCCCCCCTCTGAGCCCCGCCGTGAGCGCTCCGCACAGGAGTGGGAGCACGCCTTCAACTCGGTCAACGAGCGGTATGCCCGTGAGCGGCGCACCAATCAGGAGCTTCAGGCGCAGCTTGCTGATCTTACCCAGCAGGTAAATGCCCTCAGGGAAGCCCGTTCTACTGGCGTCAATGCACAGCGCCTCGTGAGCCCCGAGGAAGAGACGGAGTGGGGCGCTGAGCTTCTGACCGTCGTCGGCAAGAAGGCCAAGGAAGAAGTCCTCCCCGAGATTGAAAGCCTGCGCCGCGAGATCGAGGGGATGAAGGGGCAGGTGCAGAACACGACACGTCAGGTCGAGGTGTCTGCGCGTGATCGCATGTTTGCGGAACTCGACGCGAAGCTCCCCACGTGGCGTGACCTGAACGTCAACGACAAATTTATTGCATGGCTGGCCTTGCCAGACGGCTTCAGCGATGCTATACGTCAATCACTGCTTGACGAAGCAGTTGGCCGCAACGATGCCGCCAAGGTGCTTCGCATCTTTAATGGCTTCCTAGCCGAGGAAGCTGCCACGGCCCCGCGACGGGAGCCGGTACCACCGAAGCCTCAGGTGGACCCGCTCGCCAAATTCGCGGCTCCCGGCAGAGCGAGGACTGCGGCGGCGAACAACGCTCCCGCTGAGAAGCCAATCTTCACCGCCCAGCAAGTGTCTGAGTTCTACGTGCAAGTCCGTCAGGGCAAGTTCCGTGGAAACGAAGCAGAGAAGGACCGCATCGAGCGGGAGATCTTTGCAGCGCAGAACGATGGGCGGGTCATCCCGTAAACCAACCGTTCTCTCAATGGGGGCCTAGATGGCTTTTCCTGTCGCCACTTCGATGACCACTCCCGCCCTGTACCCGACGGGCGGCACGGCCAACACGCTCGCATCCACCGGGTTCATCCCGGAAATCTGGTCGGGCAAGCTGGTCGAGAAGTTCTACGACTCGACTGTGCTCGCGGCCATCGCGAACACCGACTACGAAGGCGAGATCAAGAACCAAGGCGACAAGGTGCGCATCCGCACCAAGCCGACGATCACCATCCGCGACTACAAGGCGGACGGTAACCTGACGCTGGAGCGCCCGTCCGGCTCGAACATCACCCTCGACATCGATCAGGGCAAGTACTTCAACACGATCCTCGACGACGTGATGGACGTGCAGTCCGACCTCGACAACATGTCGATGTGGGCTGACGACGCCGCCGAGCAGATGAAGATCGTCATCGACACCGCCGTTCTTCTCGGCATGCTCGGTGGCGCTGCCGCTGCCAACCGCGGCCTGACCGCCGGTCGTATCTCGGCTGGCGTCAATCTCGGTGTTACGGGTACTCCGCTCACGGTCGTCGCTCGCTCCCCGGCGGTCGGCGCGGTCGAGATCATCGACGTGATCCTGCGCATGGGTCAGGTGCTCGATGAGCAGAACATCCCCGAGACGGGCCGCTGGATCGTGATGCCCGCGTGGGCCGCGACGCTGATCAAGATGTCCGAGCTTCGGCAGGCGTACCTGTCGGGCGATAGCGTCTCGATCCTGCGCAACGGTCGCCTCGGCATGATCGACCGCTTCACCATCTACGTGTCCAACCTCCTGCCTGCCGGCGTCTCCGGTGGTCTGGCGGCTGGCGAGTACGCGATGTACGCCGGGCACCCGCACGGTCTGACCTTCGCGTCGCAGGTGAGCAAGGTCGAGACGCTGCGTTCCGAGATGACCTTCGGCAACATCCTGCGCGGCTTGCAGGTGTACGGCTACAAGGTGATCGACGGCACGGCCATCGCTCAGGCCATCGTCACCAAGGGCTAATCCTTAGCCCCCGGCACGACAAACATGCCCCGGCCCTAGTGGCCGGGGTACTGTTACCCAGAGGGTAAGATGGCAACGTTCGATACAGTCCAGAAGATCGTTGACCGAGCCCGGTTCCTCCTCAGTGACGAAACCGCACCCTACCGCTATTCCGACGATGATTACGTCGGTGCCCTGAACATGGGTCTTCTGGAAGCCTATCGTCTCCGTAAGGATCTGTTCCTGACCGTCGAGACACCCACGGAATACTCAGCAGCCGCCATGGGCGCAGCCATCACGTTCGCGCTCGAATACAGGATGGCGCTTGTCTTCTTCACCGCCGGCTACGTTCAGCTTGCCGACGAGGAAGACACCCAAGACGCACGAGCCACCGTGTTCCTGAACAAGGGCACCTCGCAACTGATATCCCCGGCGGCGTGACATGGCAGCAACCGACGAGATCACCCGACTGATGCGCAACGTCCGAGTGGACGTGCCCGGTGCGCTGGACGACGTTATCAAGTTGAAACTGTTCGGAGCCGTGTCCGACTTCATGGACCGCAGCGGCGTGGTGTACGAGGAAGACACATTCACGACCGTTGCGGATCAGCTTGAATACGATGTTAGCGTGACCGGCCCGTACCAGATCACGCGCCTGCTGTCGTTGAGGGACACGAACGACGCCGAGATCAGCGGCACCATGGACGTGCCCGGCGTTGTCCGTCTCCTCACTCCTCCGTCAGCGGGGAACGTCTACACATACACCCTCGGCATCAAGCCCATCGATCCAGTCGATAACGACGGGTACGTGCAGTGCCCCGACTGGATCATCCAGCGGTACGGGAGTGTGATCGAAGCCGGCGTGAAGGGCATGTTGTACCAGATGCCCAACAAGCCGTACTCGAACGAGCGTATGGCGATTTACAACATGCGAACCTTCAACGCAGGTATCGGCTCTGCACGGGTTGATGCGGCGCGGAGAAACCGCTACCGTTCCAACCAGTGGGCCTTTCCACCTTTCGCCTGAGGAGAGCTAGATGGCGACATACAACAAGTTTCAGCAGTTTGTGAAGGATCTGATCGACGGTGTGCACGACTTCGATGCGCACACCTTCAAGGTCATGCTCACGAACACTGCCCCGGTCGCGACGAACACGATCAAGTCGAACCTCACCGAGATCTCGGCGGGTTCCGGTTACACGGCGGGTGGCACGGCGACGACGATCACCACGTCGGTCGCGGCGGGCGTGGCAAAGGTGACCGGCACCGACGTGACGTTCACGGCTTCAGGTGGCTCCATCGGGCCGTTCCGGTACGCCGTGCTCTACAACGACACGCCGACTTCGCCCGCCGATCCGCTCATTGCGTGGTGGGATTATGGCTCCTCGATCACACTGGCGGATACCGAGCAGCTTGTCGTGGACTTCGACGGCACGAACGGCATCTTCACCCTTACCTAATGGGTAACCGCTGATGGCAATCTCAATCACTCATGCCTTCGTCAGCGGCAAGGCTGATCCGCCAGACGCTTCGCTGGTCAAGCCGTCCGACTGGAATGCCAGCCACGTCCTCTCCATGGGCACCGGCAAGCTGGTCGGGCGTACGACGGCATCAAGCGGCGCAGCGGAGGAGATTACCGTTAGCGGCGCTCTGACGTTCTCCGCGCAAACGCTGTCGCTGCCGACTGGCGCGATTACGAACGCCTACCTGAACGATATGGCTACCCAGACGATCAAGGGTAGAACATCGACGGGCACAGGCGATCCAGAGGACTTGACGGTGGCGCAAGTCACTGCAATGCTGGACACGTTCTCAACGAGCCTCAAGGGGCTCGTTCCGGCGTCTGGGGGCGGCACTACGAACTTCCTGCGCGCGGACGGCTCATGGGCCGCTCCCCCGACAGCCAACGCGCAGACGCTCCTCGATACCTTGTCCACCACGCGCGGAGCCATGGTGTACCGTGGGACGGGCGGCTGGACCGGACTGAGCCCCAACACCGCCGGTTACCTGTTGAAGGACGGTGGTGCTGGCGCTGACCCGTCGTTTGCATCGATCAGTTCCATCATTGACGGCATTGGCAACACGCGCGGCCAGATCCTCTACAGGGGTGCCAGTGGGTGGGCGGCCCTGTCCCCCGGCACGGCGGGTACCGCCCTCGTGTCCGGTGGCGCTGGCGCTGATCCATCCTACGGCGTGACGCCAAGCCCGCTCCCGAAGTCGGGCACGGGCGTGGGTCAGTGGTACGCCTTCCCCAATACGCCAGATGCGGCGGCGGTCCTACCCGCTGGCGGTACATGGGCATGGGTGGTGTTCATTGTCGCCACGGCGACCGGCATCATCAGTTCCGGTACCGGCGCTGGCATCAGCTCCGGTGGTGCGACTGTCGGCGGCGCTTTCGCCGGATACTACTATATGGGCTTCGCTTGGAGGATCGCATGACGTGGGACGCTTCTAAGTGGCAGGCTGCCGAGGTGATGTTCGTCCCCAAGGGACCGCCGCCTTACCCGGTCTTTCTGAACACGTACAACGGCTACGGTGTAACCATTCCGTGGAATGGAAAGCTGTTCACGCGGGGTGCGTGGACGCGCGTCAATCTTGGCGACTTGGTGCCGGATGAGTGCAAGGCGGTCTTCATGACCGGCATCCTCATCATCACGCATGGCACGAACGCTGAAACGGCGGACCTGACCGTCAACCTCAAGCCGCCATCTTCGAACGAAAACCCCCTGAACTATGAGGGGCAGACCATCGAGGCCATGGTTGGTGGCGGGCAGCGTTCGCCCTATGCGGCGTGGGTGGGGGTCGAGAACAAGGAGTTCGACTTCTACTGGAACACGACGCAGTTGAACGGCAACTGGCCTGACTGGTCGTCGTTCGGTGTGTCCCTCCAAGTGCAGATGTTCGCCGTATGAAGACGCGCATCTATGTTGACCGTCCGGTCGTCGCACGCAACGTGGAGTTCGGCATGAACAAGCCGGCGGTCCTCGTTGAGCAGGGCCACAAGGTCGTCCACTGCATGGAAGTGGAACTCCACGGCCCGTCCAAGATCGTGTACGACCCGACGCGGTACAAAGTTGATGGCATCACCCTCTGGATGGAGACGGAAAGCCCGGTGACGATCATCGGCGAAGGTATCGCGCAGTAAAGGGGGCTCCAATGCGCATGAATTTCGAAAAGGCACTGGCCTCGACGCTCGTCTACGAGGGAGGCTACGTGAACGACCCGCGCGATCCCGGCGGGGCGACCATGCGCGGAGTTACCCAGAAGGTATATGACCGCTACCGCCAGCAGCGGGGGTCCGTGAAGAAGGATGTTCGGTACATCGATGATACTGAGCTTCGCGAGATCTACAAGTTCCAGTACTGGAATCTGATCGCTGGCGACAGCCTCCCCTCTGGTGTCGATATGGCCGTGTTCGACTACGCAGTCAACTCCGGTGCCACGAGGGCTGCCAGAGCCCTTCAGGCGGCTTGTGGAGTGCGTGTGGACGGCAACGTGGGCCTGAGCACCGTGACGGCTGCCAAGGAGCGTTCTGCGGCCACGCTGATTGACAAGATCTGCGACGAACGGCTGGCGTTCGTACGCCGGCTGAACACCTTCAAGGCGTTCGGCAAGGGATGGGTGCGCCGGATCGAGGGCATCCGGCAGGAGGCCCAGATGATGACCGCCGGCCAGATGACCATGTTCGCTGCGATCACGCCCGATCTACCCGTCGAGGAGGGCACCGCTGCGTTCGCAGATCCGCGTGACGTGTCGGCGACTTCCACGAATACAGGACGTGGAATAGCAACGGCGGGCATCGGAACGCTCGGAGCTACCATAAGTGAAGCCGCCGACAAAATTCAGTCAGTTTCCCCGTACTCGTCTGTAATAATGGCCGTGTCGGTATTCTTGTTGCTTCTTGGCCTTGGTTTGTCTATGTATGGACTGATCAAGGCGATCAGAGAAGAACGGGCCGTGTGATGTGGGCGTTTCTTGCATCGCCGGCTGCTCGATACTTAGCTGCTGCTGTGCTATCTCTGATCTTCGTCGGAAGCGTGTACGGTTACGGTTACCTAGAGGGTAAGAAAGCAGCGGACCAATCGGCGCGTATTGCCACACTGGAACGTGACGCGAAAGACCTGACGACCGAGCGGGATACAGCAAGGGCGCAGAGGGACGAGATTAAGAGGCAGGCCGAGGCAGCGAACGCAATTGCCGCCGAGGCTGCCAAAAACGAGCAACAGGCAGCGGTGCGAAATGGCGAGCTTGACGAACTGGTCAGGAAGTATGAGGCGGAACGCAAAGCATCCGCTGGCGTTTGTTTGCCTGATCACGATGCTGCTCGCCGGCTGCGCGAAATCTACGACCGGACCTTTGATCCTGACTGAAAGGCCCGTTCTTCCTGAGTCGCCGTCTTGGCTGGGGGCACCCGTCAAGATCCAGAAGATCGCCGACAATGGCGACCCCTATGCCTACGCTGCGCAGTGCATAACGGCCCTTGGCCTAGCGAACCGCAGACAGGCGAATGCGCGTGTGTTCTACGCGAGAGTACGCAAGGACTACGGGGGCTGACTACACGGGGTTTGCAACTTGGAACAAGGGAGCAACGACGTGACAACATCACCTGAAACCGTAGCTGCCGTGGCGAAAAAGATCGAGGAGGCGAACGGTATCGCTCGCGCCCCGCTCTTTACCGACAAGGAAATCGACACAGTTAAAGAACTTGTGGCCATCTACCAAGGGCTTCAGACCTTTGGACGGGTGGCCGGCGCAGTGCGCAAGATACTCGCCTATATCGGTTGGATGGCGGTGGCGTATTATGCGTTCCGGGCATGGCTGAGGGGGCAGTTGATTTGATCAGGATATTCACAACCCTAGCTCCGTACGTGATCCTCGGCGCAGTTCTCATCCCGTCGTGGCTGGCGACGCATGAGCCATCTGAGAACTGGTTTCGTGTGGCCAGTCTTACGATTGCTGACACGAAGGAAGGTGAGCCAATCACGATGAACGTGAGTCGCGTCATCAACCGTCCGTTCGTCGGCAACTGGGTGGCGACGGTGCGACGGGTGGATGAGGCGGGCTTTGTCGTGATGTGCAACGCTAATGGCTCATCGAGCTATCGAGTGGATGCCGTGTACCCCAAGCCGTTGACACTGGATTGGTGGACGCATCCGATGAAGTGCGCCCTCCCCAAAGGGAAGTACAGGCTAGATACGGTCTGGCAGTTCGACGTGCCGTTCATGGTCTACACCGTCACGAAGACTGTCACTGCGGAAAGTAATGTGTTTGAGGTCAACTGATCGGGGTAAAGCGTGGCGATTGCTACCGACGCAAGTTCACTCACCTCGTCGGGTGGGTTTTCCAACAGCCTGACCATCTCGCACACCATCGCGGGATCGGACAGGCTGCTGCTTGTCGGCGTCTACTGCAAGACTGCCACGGCGGACGTTACGAGCGTGACGTGGAACGGATCAGCGATGACGCTGGTCGGAACCAACGAAAACACGAACGTCGTGGGTATTCAGTGGTACAGCCTTGTTGCGCCCGCAACGGGTACTCACGATGTTGTCGTCAGCCTTGCCAACTTCCGCGTGTTCTCCGTTGTCGTCTACTCGCTCACGGGCGTTGACCAGACGACACCTGTCGAGGCATCTGACTTCTCTGCCACGAACCTCGACGGCTACGGCACCAGCCTGTCGCACTCGCTGACCACGCTCACGAACGGCGCTCGCATCGTCCTTCAGGTCGCGACCAACGCGGATAGCGGCGGCTTTACCGCTGGCGGCTCTGCCACGATCCTTCAACAGGCCGACGACGCCAACGGATCGCTTGGTGGTCAGGCGGTCCAGATCCTCGACGTTGCTACAGCGGGCTCTACTGCGTATAGTACCTCGTGGGTAACTTCGACCAACTGGCGCGCTGGCGCTCTGTCGATCAAGCCCAAGGCCGGCAGCACCGTCTACACGCTCACGGCTGCGCAGGGTACCTACGCACAAACGGGCGTCGCTGCCACGCTGCGGGCGCTCCGCAAGCTGACTTCGGCGCAGGGCACCTATGCACAGACTGGCGTAGCAGCCGGCTTGCGACGCAAGATCACAATCGCTGCCGCACAGGGTACCTACGCACAGACCGGCGTCGCTGCGGCTCTGCGGGCTTCGCGCAAACTCACGTCAGCGCAAGGAACCTACGCACAGACCGGCATCGCTGCGGCGCTCACCAAATCTGGCTCGCAGTCAATTGTGGCAGCACAGGGCGCATACGCCCTGACAGGTGTCGCTGCGGTCCTGAGGGTCATTCGGCGTCTGACGGCAGCACAGGGTACATATGCCCTGACAGGTGTAGCTGCCGGGCTGAACCGAAGCGCGCGCACCATTGTCGCTGCGACAGGCTCGTACGCGATTACCGGAAAAGATGCCCGGCTCAGCCGCCCGATCACGCGCTTAACTGCCGACAAGGGCACCTATGCCCTGACCGGAAGCAATGCGTTGTTCACCAGATTTTCTTTTGGTGACTTCGGTGAAACGTTCACCATTCCAGTT